CAAGCCGAGCGGTGGCTACGATGCAGGCGAGTGCGCCGATGCCGACATCGACCATGCACTGATCGACTGGGATGGCCGCATCACCAGCCTGCGCCCGACCAACCAACTCATCCTGCTCTGGCGCATCGAGCAGGGCATCTCGGTCGATGAGTGCGCCAAGCGCCTCACCCGTTCGCCTGACTGGGTGCAGGAACGCTGGCGCCGCCTGTCGTGCTACCTGTGGCACTTCCACAACTGTGAAAGGGACCAGGAACCATGACAGTCACTACCGGTTGGTCACGGTCACTCACCCCTAGTACCGGTCACTCCCGGTCGTTACCGGTCACTCCCGGTCGTTACCGGTCGTTACCGGTCGTTACCGGTTGACACCGGCTGATATGATGAAAATATCTATACTCGGAGTGTCGGTAGGAGGGAGCGATGCCTGCGCCGCTCCCGGCTGAGCAACGGGCACACGTCGTCGCCCTGCTCCACGAGGGCAAGTCGCGCAACGATATCGCCCGCATCGTTGGCTGTTGTGGCGCGACGGTCACGAAGATTGCCGCTGCTGAGGGCGTCGAATTCAACCGGTTGTATACTGAAAAAGCCTCAGCCGCGACCCGTGACTACGCCCTCGCTGAGCGCATAGCCCTGGTGAATGCGGGCTTTGCCAAGGCCGCTGAACTGCTGCCTGGCCTGGCGACGGCATCGGCTCTGGCGTCGTGGTCGGTGGCGGTTGCCACGCTTATCGACAAGCGCCGGCTAGAGGACGGGGAGGCGACGAGCCGCACGGATGTCATCGACGACGGCGCCCGCGACCGCCTCGCTCGCAGAATGGATGAGTTGGCAGCCCGCCGAGACGCGCGCCGCCTGGCTGGATGATCTCCCGCCTGACGAGAGCCGCGAGCTCGAATGGTTCTGGCCGTATTGGGCGCGACCGGCCCAGCAGCCACCATCCGGTGCCTGGCATATCTGGCTGGTCATGGCCGGCCGTGGCTTTGGCAAGACGCGCACGGGCGCTGAGTGGGTGCGCGAGCAAGTCGAGATCAGTGGGCGGCGCCGCATCGCGCTCGTGGCAGAGACGGCGGCTGATGCCCGCGAGGTGATGGTGGAGGGGCCGGCCGGCATTCTGGCATCAAGCCGCACGGACTGGCGCCCGAAGTACGAACCGAGCAAGCGGCGCCTGACGTGGCCGAATGGCGCGATTGCCACGACCTACAGCGCTGACAAGCCCGGTCAGTTACGTGGCCCGCAGCATGACGCGGCGTGGGCCGACGAACTCGCCAAGTGGCGCTACCCTGACGAAACGTGGTCAAATCTCATGTTTGGCTTGCGGATGGGTGATGACCCGCGCTGCGTGGTCACGACGACACCGCGGCCTATTGCCATTATTCGCGATCTGTTGGCGCGCAAGGCAACGGGCGATGTCGTTGTCACGACTGGCAGTACCTACGAGAACGCCGTCAATCTGGCGCCGCCGTTTCTCTCAGAGATCATCCGCAAATACGAAGGCACGCGGCTGGGCCGGCAAGAGCTCCTAGCCGAACTGCTCACCGACACTCCCGGCGCACTCTGGACGCTGGCCGGCCTGGACGCCACGCGAGTTCCCGCATCGCCCGACCTGTCCCGCGTCGTGGTCGCCATCGACCCGGCCGCGACCAGTGGCGAGGACGCCGACGAAACCGGCATCATCGTCGCCGGCAAGGGCATCGACGGGCATGGCTACGTGCTCGCTGACCTGACCTGTCGCCTGTCGCCCGATGGCTGGGCCAGGCGCGCCGTCGCCGCCTATCACGAGTACAAGGCTGACCGCATCGTGGCCGAAGTCAACAACGGCGGCGAGATGGTGGGGCACACCATCCGCACCATCGACCGACACGTGCCCTACAAAGCCATCACCGCCACGCGGGGCAAGCGGCTCCGGGCCGAGCCAGTGGCCGCCAAGTACGAACAGGGAGCAGTGCATCATGTCGGCTCTCACCCCGCGCTGGAAGACCAAATGACCTCTTTCACGCCTGACACGCTCGACAGCCCTGACCGCGTGGACGCGCTGGTGTGGGCGCTGACCGATCTGCTCATCACCGCACCGGGCACATGGCGAGCGGTCTAGCGCGGTTCGCCGCTGCTACAACAGGTGACAGGCGCGATAATAAAATCGTGGCCAACTTCGGCACGTTATGGTATCATAGTTACCATGAACGACACCTGTACCGTAGCGGGATGCACGAAGCCACGGCGTCGAAAGACCGGCGACCGTCCCTGGTGCGAACAGCACTATCAGCGATGGCGCCTGTACGGTCGGCCCGACGAGCCATCCCATTGGCAACAGCCGAAACTCTGCACCGTGGCGGGATGCGGCAAGCCTCACTACGGGCATGGCTGGTGCGTGATGCACGCCGCGAGAATGCGGAAGCACGGCGATCTTGTGACCGTCAAGACACGTCCACGCGGCACGTGGCGCACGCACAACAAACAGGGATACATTCTGCTCTTCAAGAAAGGGCATCCCAGCGCCAATGCCGGTGGTTATGTGTTGGAGCATCGGTTTGTCATGGAAGCGGTTCTTGGGCGCCAACTCCTGCCCGACGAGTCGGTGCATCACAAGAACGGCATACGCGACGACAACCGGCCGGAAAATCTAGAAGTTTGGGCAGGGAAGCATCCATCCGGCCAGCGTCCAGAGGACTTGGTTCCCTGGGCACGCGAAATCCTTCGTCGGTATGGTCATCTCGTGGTGGCCGCCGATGAGGAAGACGATTAGTCGCGGGTGGGCTCGGTTCGTCGCAGGGATCAAGCAGGCGTCCATGGTTTTCACTGGGCGCTCTGGCTGGTCCATGGCATATCTTGGCCGAACCAGATACGACTATGCCACTGAGGTCAATGATGGTCGCTCGAATGCCATCATCATGGCTGTCATCTGGTGGCTGTGTCGGACCTTCCCCGAAGCGCCCGTGCGCCTCCAGCGGCGCCGTGGTGACGAACTGACGCCAGAGCCGACGCACGAGATGCTGATGCTGCTGGAAACGCCCAACCCGCACTACAGCGGCATCCTGCTCTGGTACGCGACGATTGCCGACTTCCTGGCCACCGGCAACGCCTACTGGTTCAAGGTCCGATCCGGCGCCGGCCGGCCCGTGCAACTCTGGTGGCTGCCGTCGATCCTGGTGGAGCCGACGTGGCCAGAGGACGGCAGCGAGTACCTGTCGGGCTACACCTACCGGCCGGATGGCAAGCCGCAGACGTTGGCCGTCGAAGATGTCGTGCATTTCCGCTACGGCCTTGACCCGCTGAACATGCGGAAAGGGCTGTCACTGCTGGGCAGCCTGGCGCGGGAAATCTTCACCGACGATGAGGCGGCCAACTTCAGCGCGACCCTGCTCCGCAATCTCGGCGTGCCTGGCGTCATCATCAGCCCGGAGAGCGAGATGGCGGCCAGTCCCGACGATCTCGCCGCGACCAAGACGATCTTCAAGGAGACATTCGGCAACGATAAGCGCGGCGAGCCGATGGTCATGAGCGGTCCGACCAAGGTGCAAGTCCTGTCCTTCAACCCGCAGCAGATGAACCTCAAGGACTTGCGCCGGCTGCCAGAGGAGCGCGTCACCGCCGTCTTTGGCATTCCGGCCGTGGTCGCGGGGCTGGGCGCGGGCCTGGACCGTAGCACATTCGCCAACTTTGCCGAGGCGCGTGAGGCGGCCTACGAGAGCAACGTCATTCCGACGCAACGCCTGCTGGCCGCCGAGCTCAAGACGCAACTCCTGGTGGACTTCTCCGACCCGCGCCAGTACGTCGTGGACTTCGACCTGTCGGGCGTGCGCGTGTTGCAAGACGACCAGAACGCGCTCGCCACGCGCCTGCAAGTCCTGTACGACGCCGATCTCATCCGGCGCTCTGAGGCGCGGCAGATGCTCGGCCAGATGAGCGGGCCAGAGGACGAGGGCTATAAGTCCGAACTGGCCGCGGCGTCGGCGCCCATCCCGGCCACGCTGGCGCCACCGCGTCAACTGCCGCCCGGTGACGAGCCTGACGAGGACGAGCCAGAGATGGCGTCCCGGTCGCGCCGCTCGGTCAAGGCGTTCACCAGTGACGATGCCTGGTACACGCGGTCCAGTCAGGATGTGCGGGCGCTGACCGACGCGGCCACGCCGCCGCTGGAGATGGTGTTCCGTCGCACCGGCCGCCAGGTGGTCGCAGCACTGCCGGCGACCATGCCGAAGGCGACAGCCGGAGGCTCGGCTGAGCCGAGCCGGACGGCCCGCAAGGCCGATGACGATCTCCCGCCGTCCGTGGCCGATCTGGTCGCTGCCGAACACGAGGCCGAACTGACGCGGGCGCTCGGCGTGACGCACGAGGCGGCCATCACGCGGGCCGTGGCAGCGGTCAATGACGGGCTGGGCGTGTCCTTCCAACTGCCATTTGCCGTGCGCGATGAGGTCATGGCCGACCTGGCGACCCGCATCCGTGGCATTGCCGATACGACACGCGACGATGTGCGCCGCATCGTGCGGGCAGGGTTGGATGAGGGCGTCAGCATTGACGAGTTGGCCCGTCGCCTGACGGGGCTGTTTGAGGAGACGTACCAGGGGCGGGCGCGCACCATCGCCCGCACCGAGAGCGGCACAGCCTATCTCCGTGGCTCCGTCCTAGCGTATCGAGAGAGCGGCATAGTGACGAGCGTGCGCGTCCACGATGGTGATGAGCACGAACCGTGCATGAGCGCAAACGGCGCGGTCTGGACGCTTGACCAGGCTGAGGCTGATCCGCTGGGGCATCCCAACTGCACTAGAGCCTTTGCGCCACTGGTGGCCTGAGAGCGCGATCAATGCACGCTGAGGCGTCGGCCTTGATTTCAGTCTCGGTGAAGCGAAAGACGCGCCATCCTTGAGCCGTCAAATATCCCGTCTTTTGCCGGTCCTTTGCCTGCTGTCGCGCATTGCCATGCCAGTAGTCGCCATCGGCCTCAATGGCAATGCGTGGGCCAACCAGGGCGATGTCAACGCTGTACTGGCCGACCGCGTGCTCCGCTACGAAATCAACGCCACGCCGTGCCAACTCCTGTCTCAGCGCCATTTCAATGCTGGTCGTTCGCGGGTACGTCGTGGCCTTGTGTGATGCATTGCAACGGCGTGAGCAAAAGCGAAACTCCGCTACCTTCGCTGGCTTGACGTGGCAGACCTTCCCGCAGAACTCGCAGCGCCGCTCGACGAGGCGATAGAGCGGGTGATCTGGTCCGGTGATGGTGCGCTTGTGAGCATCACTGCACGGCTTGCAACAGAACCGAGACACACGGGCCAGGGCCGGCGGGCGCTCATAGGATGTGCCGCATTGCTGGCAGACGAGGGAGATCCAGGGCCGTTTGTTGTGGGGCGTACTGCCCCGCAACTTCTCGACGGCCTTGAGCCAGTTCGCTCGTGAGGCCGGCTTTGGTCGGTCCTTGTGGAGCGCCGAACAGGCACAGGCCCGCGAACAGAAGCGCCCGCGTCCTTGGGCCAGACGTGCCTCTGTGGTCAGGACGGTAGTTCCGCAATGCTGGCAGGGTACTTCGATCTTCACGAGACAATTATAGCATACAACGTGGGGCGCTGGCGCCTATCGTGGGAGACGACGAATGACCGACACCAAGCGCGTCACGACCAAGGCAGACATCCTTGACGGGCCAGAGGGGCGCCTGACCGCCGTCATCAGCACCTTCGACCGCATCGACAGTGACGGCGACGTGGTGCTGCCGAGCGCCTTCACCGATGGCCAGGCCGTGCCGATGGTCTGGGCGCACGACTGGACGCGGCCGATTGGCAAGGGCGTCATCACGGTCGAACCATCCCGCGCCGTCTGGACGGGCGAACTGTTCCTCGATACGGCGGCCGGCGCTGACGCCTTCACGACGATCAAGCGCATGGGTGACTTGCAGGAATACTCGTGGGGCTTCCAGGTCGAACAGTCGTCGCTGGGTAAGTTCAACGGTGAGGCGGTCAGGTTCTTGGAAAGGGCCACTGTCTTTGAAGCCTCACCGGTCCTGGTAGGCGCCAACCGCGCCACGCATACGCTGGGCATCAAGTCAGGACTGACCCTCACCGACCATACCGACGCGGCGCTGGCTGCCTGCGTGGATGTGGCGGATCGCTACCGGGCGCTGGCGGCCCTGCGGGCGAAAGAGGGACGGGTGCTGAGCGCGGCCAACCGCACACGTCTGGCGGGTCTGGCTGAGCAGATGCGGCTCGCGCTGGTCGAACTTGACGGCCTGCTGAGCGCGACCGAACGACAGACGGACGATGACGACGAGGACAAGGGCGCGCGGCTGTTCGCGGCGTTCCTGCGTGATGAGGCCCGCCGCCTTGGCGTGGCCGTCTAGAGGAGCAAACGATGGCAACCAAACTGGTTGAGGCGCGTGAGGAACTGGCGGCGAAGCGACAGCAGTTGGCCGACATCTTCAAGGCGTATCCTGAGTTGAACATGCCGGCCGATGTCGTGTCGGACATCCAGCGGCGCACCGCCGAACTGGACGAGCTCGGCAAGTCCTATGACACGCTCAAGGCGCTGGACGATGCCCAGCAGGCAAACGCCGCCGCACTCAAGGACTTCACCGAGCCGGCGAGCCGCCTGCCGTTTCCGACTGGGAAGGGCACGCCTGCGCCGGACGCGCAGCCCTGGTCGGTTGATCGGATGCTGAGTGAGAGCAAGGGCTATCAGGACTTCCGCGCCGGCCGCGTCAAGACGGTCGAGTTCAACCTCGACCCCATCCAGACCAAGACGCTGCTCACGCTCACCGACATCACCGGCCCGAACCAGCGCCTTCCCGACATCACGCCGAGCGCGCAGGCGTTCCGCCCAGTGAGTGACCTGTTCTTGCAGGGCCAGACGAGCGCCACCAGCATCGAGTACTACGAGGAAACGACGTTCACCAACAACGCGGCGGAAGTGGCCGAAGGCGGCAGCAAGCCAGAAAGCGCGCTGTCGTTCACGCTCCGCACGGACGCTGTGCGGAAGATCGCCACCTGGATACCGGCCACTGATGAAGTGCTGACCGACGTGCCGATGCTGCGCTCCTACATCGAGGGTCGGCTGCGCTTCATGCTGATGCGGCGCCGGGACGCGCAACTGCTGAACGGCGATGGCACCGCGCCGAACATCAGCGGCATCACCGACCGTTCCGGCATCCAGACGCAGGCGAAGGGCGGTGACCCGACCTTTGACGCCATCCTCAAGGCGATGACGAAAGTCCGGGTCACGGGCGATGCGGAGCCCACCGGCATCGTCCTGCACCCGAACGACTGGGAAGCGATTGTGCTGACCCGCACCGCTGACGGCCTGTACATTTTGGGCAACCCCGGCGATCAGGTAGCGGCGCAGCGGCTCTGGGGCCTGGATGTGCGCGTGACGCCGGTCCAGACCGAGAATACCGCCATCGTCGGCGCGTTCACGCCGATGGCACAGATTTTCCAGCGCGAGGGCGTGACGATCACCGTCAGCACCGAGCACAGCACCTACTTCGTTGAGAACAAAGTCGCCATCCTGGCGGAAGAGCGGCTCGCGCTGGCAGTGTATAGGCCAGCTGCGTTCTGTACGGTCACAGGCATCTGATGTAACGTCACCGGCATCTAGTCGTGAGTGGGCGCGGGTCGGGCAGCCGGCCCAGCGCCAGGAGGCTCCTATGCCAGTCATCGAAGGCGCGTATGGCGCACCGCTCCAGTTCGCGGGCGTGCCGGGCACCGGTACCGATGAGGTCCAGACCATCACCATTGGCGGCACGCCAACCGGCGGCACGTTCACGCTCGTCTATGACGGCTACACAACCGCGCCGATTACGTGGGTGAACGTCAATGCCACGCTCGTATCGAACATCGATACCGCGCTAGAGGCACTCATCACTATCGGCACCGGCAATGTCACGACGGCCGTGGGCACGATGACGGCGGGCATCGGCACCATTACGCTGACGTTTGTCAGCAATCTCGGCAAGCGTGCCGTCTCCACCGTGACCGTTGGCACCAATAGCATGACGGGCACCAGCCCCACGATTGCGGTAGCCGAAACCACGCCCGGTGTCGATGCGGGCGCGCGCGGAGCGCCCAAGGGCACGCTCCTGATGGACACCACGAACGCGAAGCTCTACGTGAACACTGGCACGGGGATTGCGCCGACCTGGACCGTTGTCGGATCGCAGAGTTAGGAGGTTCCCATGCCACAGGATCGCACGCGCTACTACCTCAACGCTGATCGCACTGCCATCGTCGAGGAAGGCTCGCCAGAGGCGTCTGTCATGGTGCATGGTGAGGACCTGGCCCAGTACGGCCTGACCGCACCAGCCGGCAGCCAGACGGCCGACACGGATGCCGACGCTGATGCCGGTGACGCCGATGCCAAGGCGCAGGCCAGCGCGGCGAACAAAGCCGTCAGTGGCCCGTCAGCGACCAAGGCGGGCGCGGCTGGCACCACGACCGGCAGCACCACGAAGGCATCCGGCTAGTCTGTGCCGACACTCAAGGGCTACTCCAATCCAGACCGGGTGGCTCGCCATCTGGGCGTGACCTTCACGCCTGCCCAACTGCAAGAGGCAGAGGCAGCGGTGGCGGCGGCTGAGGCGTGGATTGACCGGCGCACCGGCCGCGCCTGGCTGACGGGCGCCATCGCCAGTGAGACGCATTGGACGAACGGTGCCCAGCACATCTATCTGCGCGCGGCACCGGTCGCCAGCGTCACCAGCGTCACCGCCCGTAGCAGCATGTACGACACGCCCGATACCGAGTTGGTCGTGGCCGAAGACTACGAACTGCGGAGCCTAGAGAACGGCTGGGTGTATCTGGTCGGCGGCACGTCGTATGACCGCGTGACGGTCGAGTACACGCCGGCCGCGCCCGTGCCAGAGGATATCGCGCTCGCCGCCACCATGCTCGCTGCCCACTGGCTGCAACCGCAACTGTCGGGCATGTTGCCAGGCATCCGGTCGTACAGCGTCGGTGGTGAACTGCAAGTCGAGTTTGCCGATGCCGTCGCCACGCTGGGCGTGCCGGCCGAAGCGACGGCGCTGGTCGATCAGTACAGACGAATGGCGTTTGCGTAGTGATCGGCCTCATCGACGTCATGACGGTCTACACGCAAGACGCCGTGACGGGCCGCTATACCGTCGTGGACGAGACAGCCGTGCCGTGCCGGCTGGCGCACTTCCGTTCCCAGCCAGGCGCGAGCGGCGTGGAGCGGGCCGAACTGGCCGCCACGCGCAATCTGATCTGGACGCCAGGCTACGTCATGCCAGAGGGCGCGCAGATCGACGTGGGCGGCGTGCGCTGGAATACCGTCGTCGGCACGTATAAGGCGATGCGTGGGCCATCCGGCGCCGTGACGTATCGCCAGTGTGACGCGCTCAGGGCGGTCGATGGATAGGCTACACGTCGGGCCACGCCTCGCGGCGAATGATCTTGCCAATCGTCACGTCAGTCACGCCGTACTGGCGCGCGAGACTGGCCTTCGTCATACCAGGCCCGTAGGCGGCGCGTATCGCACGAATGTCCCGATCCGAAAGCTTGCGCCCACGCCGATCTTTGCTATCCATGTCGCGCAGATTGTCGGCCTGCGTGCCGAGAAACAGATGATCGGGCCGAACGCACGCAGGCGCATCGCAACGGTGGCAGACGAACATACCGGCCGGAATAGGTCCGTTCGTCAATTCCCATGCAACCCGCGAGGCTGTCAACAGTCGGCCAGCATGACCGCCGCTCGTGATCTTGCCGTATCCGCGTCGATCAGTCGAAGCCGTCCAGAGCCAACACGTATCGGTCCTGTTGACCTTCGCCCAAAAGCGTTCCGCCAACGGGCGCGGCGTCGGGCCTTTACGGAGGGGCGTGGTAGTATGCGCGTGCATTGCCTGTCCTTTCCAGGTGGTGCCACGCTCCCGGCTGCTTGCACCAGCGCGGGAGCCTCATATTCCCCTAATTATAGCCGATACCGAGGCATCCGTGCCTGAGGAACGCCTGACAATCACCATCCTAGGCGTTGAGGAAGCCGACGCATATCTGACGCGGCTTCATGCCGGATGCCAGACCGTTGGGAGAACCAGCGTCCAAGTCGGAACGTCGGTTGTGTACGCCCATGGAATCGAGTTCGGGCGGCGGCGCAGTGGACGCCTCGCACGGGCAGCCGGTGGCGCGCTGATGCTCACCGGGGCGTTAGAGGCGGTCATGCCGTCGATTGGCCCGACGCTGGCCGACGCGCTACCGAACGGCGATGCCGCGGCCGATAAGGCGTTGCTGGGCCTCGGCTACAAGGTCGAGGCGATTGCCAAAGCGCGCACGCCAGTTCGCAGCGGGCATCTGCGGCGCAGCATCCATACCGTCCAGGGACCGCGCTAGTGGCCGTTGACCTGAACCAGCCGATTGACGCGCTCATCACGCTCCTCAAGACGCTGGACGGCCTGGCCGATGAGGCAGACGGCACGAAGCACGTCCACAAGGGCGTGCCGGCGTCCTTGCCGACGCGGCTGAGCGTGTACGTGGCGCTGGGCGATATCGCCATCCGCGAGCACGCCACGCAGATACAGTCCGTGACCGCCACCTACGCTGTCAACTTCGGCTATCGGGTCGAGGGCGCGACCGCTGGTGCCACGGCCACGGCCGAAACGGCGCTGCTCGCCGCCGTCGCTGACTTCATCTTCGCGCTGGCGCTGCCGGCCAATCGCTCGCTCGGTGGCGTGGCCCGCAACGTCGGCAGCGCGGCCACGACTTCTGGCCGACCGGAGTACGCCATCATCGCGGGAAGCGAGTTCCGGGTGTTCGGCCTCTTGGTCAACGCTGGGCAGTTGACGACTTATTGATCCTGAACGTGCCGCCAATTGCGGCCAATGACGATCATGCGAACGGCGACCTGAGTAACCCCGAATTGTTCAGCCAGTCGCTTCTGAGAAATCCCGCCGTTCGCATAGATGCGCCGAATGTCTCTCACGTCCTGTTCGGTCAAGCGGGCGGCACCGTTCCGAACGCCGATTGCTGACCGATGCTTCGCGGCCATGTCTGCCTGGTTATCCCGTCGCGTGCCAAGCCACAGATGAGAGGGGCGGCAGCACGCACGAACGTCGCATGTATGGCAGACAGCCATTCCGGGCGGGATAGGCCCAATCGCAATTTCATAGGCAACGCGATGGGCGGCGAGAGCACGGTTGTTGATGCCAATTTGGCCGTAGCCGCCCGTGCCACAACTCGCCGTCCATAGCCAGCACTCGCCGCTCTTGTCCACTTTGGACCAGAAATAGGCGACCTGTTCAGGGGTATACTGGGGGCGCATCTCCTGTCCTTTCAGGTAGGTGCCACGCCCCCGGCCGCTCGCTACGGCGCGGGGGCACTACTATGCCCAAATTATACCGCCACAAGGGGGATTTATGGCAGGCAAGACGATTTACCGCTACAAGGGCGACGGCACGGACTACTACAACGGCGTGCCAGCGCGTGACCTGGACGAGACGGATGTCTCGCTCCTGACCGATGAGCAGCGGGCGGTACTGGACGAGGGTCCGCTCTACCAGCGCACGCGGGCGCAGGAGAGCGAGACGCCGCCGCCTGTGCCGACCGTGGTTGACCCACCGACCGAACCGGAGCCCGATGCGGAGCCGGACGAGCCGGATGTGCCCAATACCATCGCGCCGGCTGCCGATGTGCCGTCGCCGAGCGGCAGCCGCGGCCGGCGCGGCTAGGCTGGCCTGGTGCGTCGGTGTCCTGTCCAGTCGGCTTTCAGGTGGCAGGACACGCAGAGGGCTACCAGATTATCGGGATGATTGGCCTCGATGTGACGCGCAAGACCAAAGGCTTTGAACGGCCGAATGTGATGCACGTCCAACTCGCGCCCCTGATCGACTGCTGACACACCACATCCCTGACAGACGGTATCTCGCACTCGGACTTGACGCTGGGCAGATCGCCACGACGGCCCATAGTATGGCTGATACCCGCCCGTCCAACTTGGATTATTCGCACCCTGCCATTCAACGGCGAGCGCAGCGCCCTGGCACAGACGCGAACAATAGGTGCGCCGCGCGGCATGTGACGGCTTGACGACGAACTCCTGATTGCAGACTGGACAGACCTTGGTGGTCGGGGGCGGTAGATGCTTCGGCCGCCCGTATCGACGGCCCTTGGTCGGATGGTTGTCACCGCGCTGATGGGCTGACAGCCACGCTCCGAAACATGTCTGTGAACAGAACCGGCCTGGCTGACTGGGGACCGTCGTAAATGCGGTCCCGCACGTCTCACAGGCTTTGGTGATGCGCGTATTCGTCGGGCGGCCGGTGTTCGTCACCGTTGCTTTGCCCGCACACACCTTCGAGCAATACCGGCGCGGCCATGAGCGGTAGTGCGTGAACGTCTTGCCGCACGTCGGACACGTCGCGTCCACATGCTTGGTCGGGTCGTACTTGCGTGGCAAGCGGCCTCCGTTTCTACAAGTCGGATTATACCGCTAGCGGGATAAGGCCGGCAAGAGAGGGAAAATACATGGCAGGGGAACTCTGGAGGCAGCGTGTCCAGGCTGGAAAAGAAGTCGTTTATGGAACTCCGGTCGCGGCGACACGCATCCTCTACACCCGCGATCCGGTCCTGACGCGGGAACGTGAGCCGCGTGAGCATCGGTTCGCCACCGGCACACGCGACAACGTGCGGGCGCGCACGCTCGGCTCGGTCGTGGCCGGCGGTTCCTTCACCATGCCGATGTCAGCCGATGAGATCATCGAATGGCTGCTGTGCGGCATCCAGGGCAGCGTCACGCCGACCACGCCGTCTGGCTTCACCAATGGCCGGCAGTGGCAGTTCCGACCCGGCAACACCCTCGACAGCATGACGATTGAGTGGGATGACGGCGCCAACGTCTACGAGGAATACGGCGTCTACGTCGATGAGATCAACATCAGCGGCGCCGTCAACGGTGAGAACACCGTCACCTTTACGATCTTCGGCAAGGAGCGGGTCGCTAGCACGCTGACCGGCGCCCTGAGCGAGCGCACGCCGACCTTTATGGAGGGCTGGGAAACCAAGCTCTTTATCGACGCGGCGGCGGCCACGCCAGGCACCACGCAGATCGGCGGCACGCTCATCAATTGGGACATCACCATCCAGAACGGGCTGGGGCGAAAGTACACCGCCGACAACACGCTCGCCACCAACAAAGTCACGATTGGCGAGTTGATCGTTGAGGCGACCCTGACCTTTGAGGCCGACCAGAGCAGCGTCGATACCGAGTTGGCGAACTGGGACGCCGAGACGGCGCGCGTGGTGCGCGTCAGCTTTGGCAACAACGAAACGATTGACGCCGGCACGAACGAAGTGCAGACGCTGACCGAAGGCACGCCGATGACGGCGGGCACCTATACGCTCGGCTTTCGCGGGCAGACGACCAGCGCCATCGCCTACAACGCCACGGCCGCCACCATCCAATCGGCACTGGAAGCGTTGCTCTCCATCGGCGTTGGCAATGTGGCGGTGACAGGCGGGCCGGTCGATACCACGCCCGCGACGATCACTTTCCAGGGCCAACTCGCCGGCCAGGACGTACCGGTTCTGACGAGCGTCCAGACGAGCCTGACCGGCACGTTCACGCACGGCACGACCACGCCTGGCACCGGCAGCAAGCGTGCCGTTCACGTCGATATCCCCGGCCACTGGACAGCCGTTGATGTTGGCGGCGAGGACGAAGGCACCAGAGTTTATGAATTTTCGCTAGGGGCGACTTACGATGCGTCACTAGCTTACGCTCTACAGATACTTTGTTGGAACAACAGAACAGCGGCTTTCGCCTAGGCCAGGTCGCGCCATATCTTGCGGTTCACGATGCGATGAACCGTTGTCCGATGTATTCCAAAGCGACGGGCTATCTCGACTGGGCCAATGCCGCCAGTCGCAATCAGGGCGCGGATGTCGCGCACCGTCGTCTCGGTCAATTTCGCTGAGCCGTTGCGCTCCCCGCGCGGGCGGCGCTCTGGGTGCAGCATGAAGGCGTGACGGTCGCCACGGGCGATACGCTCCGGCTTCGTCAGATAGCCATTGCGCCCCTTGGCAGTCATATCGGCCATGTTGTCAGCCTGCGTGCCAAGGAACAAATGGTCTGGATTGACGCAGGCGCGATTGTCACACCGATGCAGCACGAAGAGACCATGCGGTATTAGTCCGTTGGTGAGTTCCCACGCAACGCGATGGGCTTGTACGGGCCGGCCGGCCCTACCGCCTACGCCGAACTGGCCATAGCCCGTCGTGCCGTATGAGGCCGTCCAGCGCCAGCACGGCCCGTCCTTTGCCACTTTCGCCCAAAAGCGTACGCCATCGGCCGGGGTATACTCGTACCGCATCTCCTGTCCTTTCCAGGTGGTGCCACGCCCCCGGCTGCTGACATCAGCGCGGGGGCACTGTATGCCCAAATTATACCCCGCCTTCTAGGAGGGAACATGACGGCGGATCTGGTGGACCCGCGTCTGTTCGATGAGCCGACGCCGATCAGCGGCCATCTGACGGCAGCCTCGCCGCTGCCCGTCAGTGGGCCGCGTGCCGTGCGCCGCGTGACCTGGCTCGACCTCGACAGCGAGTGGTATCCCGGCTTCCAACTCAAGGTCTGGCTCAACCCATCGCACATGCAAAAGCGCCTGAGCGAGACGGGCGATGCCGAGCGCGTGTCGGAGTTGATCAAGTTCATCACGCTGGAGCACAACGGCTGGTGCGACGAGGACGGTGAGCCGTACCCGCCCGCCAATACGCCGGCCTTTTGGGAAGCCATTCCGGCCGATCTGGGCGTTCGCATCGTGACGGCGATCAACGCGGAGCTCACGAACCTCCCAAACTCGGCCGGCGCGAGGAACGGCAGTTGACGACGTTCCTGCGCGCCAAAGACAAGCGAGGGCTGACGGTGCCGTGGGCGTATACACGCTCACTGATTGCGCGTGCCTGGCATGTGCCGCCGTGGGTCGTGGATGAGGCGCCGTGGGACGCGGTGCAAGATGAACTGCGGATGCGTGGCATTATCGGCTGGGCTGACGTGGCGCCAGAACTGGCGAGGCGCGACTGATGGCCTCAGTTTTTCGGCCGCCGGCTATGGCACGACTTACAAAGGGTGATGAGGTTGACCAGTTGATTGGCGGCAACGTAATCGCCATGAAACAGGCGCTTCGGTTGGATGTGGTGGACATCCAGGCGTGGCGTCCGTTGTTGCTTGCCGCAATCCTGGCATGTGTGCTGGTCACGGTCGCGGGCTTGACGAGCCTGCTCATTCCAGTCTGGACCGTAGTATGGTTCGTAGCCGCCTTTGTAGCCGGGATGGTTCTCCGGTTGCTGCCGAAGAAAGGCATACCAGCACGGCAGGCCACAGAAGTCGCACGAACTCTTGCCAATGCGCTTCCCTGGTATCTGGAATGCCATGCCGCACTGGCGGCACGTCTTGTCGATAATGACGCCAGTGCCCTTCTTGGGCGAGGGCTTGCCCATCTTGGCGGCCGACAGTTTGGCGCGCATTGTGGCGCTCTTTGGCCGGCCCTTTGTGCCTGGCCGCCGACACTTCAGCGAGCAATAGCGCCGCGTAATCGACGACGGACGGACAAAGAATGTCGCGCCGCACGTCAAGCAATTGCGATGCTCTCGCTTGCGGCTTCCCATGTGTCGGCAGGGATTAGAGCAGTAACGTGCAGGCCGCTCACGGGCAAGGCCAGCCGTAATCGTGAAGTTCTGGCCGCACCATTCGCACACGCGCTGGATATACTCAGTTCGCATCGCACGCTCCTAACGTGTGGTGCCACGGCCGGGGGCGTTGTGAGCGTCGCCCGGCCCCTCTCTTGCCCCTATTCTAGCATAGAAAGGGGGCAATAGGCATGGCCACGCCTTTGACAGTGGCAATTTTGCTCACCGGGAAAGATCAAGCTTCACCTGCCATCAAGGA